GCCCAGAATCGGGAACAAGCTCGGGTTGGCTTGGAACAAATTGCCCATCTCGTCCGCGCCTTCTTCGTTGCGGCTCTTATACGACTTACCGATGCTGACCACCACGCCGTAGCGGCCCTTCTTTAGGTCGTAATGCAGCACCTTGCCCTGCGGACGCGGCGGAGGCGCAGGAGGCGCTCCGGGCATCCCCATCGGCGGGCCTTGCGGCGGCATCCCCATGCCCATCTGCGGGGCTGTTGGGGGCTGCGGCGACGGCATTGCGGCCATCGGGCGCTTGGTCTGCGGGTTCATGGTGAACGGCTGGTTCAGCATGACCGTCTTGGCGTTGTCTTCGCGGTCCAGAATACGCGCCACGCGACCGGGCCGGTCATAGATGAACGGAATCAGGTCTAGGACCACCTTGGCTTCATACGTCAGGCTGATTTCCGCGAGGTTGTCGAGGAAATGGCTGGACCCAGCCGTGTGCTGGTTCTGGAGCGCCAGCACGGCGCGGCCACTTTTAGCATTGGTCGCTTGCTGCCCCAGTGCTGACTCGTATGCGCCCGTGCCTTCATGGATAAACTCCCGCGCTTGCTGCAACAGCAACATGCTCGGACCCAACCGCGACGTATCGACCTGGGTGCGTTGCGGCGGGGGCGCAGGGGTCCCGTTCAGACTGACGTTGCGGTAGCGCAGATACGGGAAGTTGCGAACATTGGCGAGTTGCCACTCTTGCTCGTGGCCTTCTTCTTGGCCTTCGACCATCGTGTAGGGCGCTTTGGTTTCAAGGCTGGCCATTTCCACGGCACTGGACGCGCTGTAGTTCAGCAGACGCACGGCGTCCTTGTTTGGCTCAATCATGCCGACCCAGCGCCGTTCCGCTTCAAACGGAATCAGTTCGCGGCCCACCACCGGGATAATCGGGATGTAGCGCCCGTCCATCGCCTGCTTCGGTTCCAATTCCTCAATGGCGTTGATGGTGGACCAGTACAGAATGGGTTTCTTCTCGACCTTGGTGCGAGCGTCGGCCCCCGTTCTAGCGGTTCGACCCTCTGGAATGTCGTCGTCCATCGACTCTGACCCGTCGTCCAGCAGCACCTTGCGGCTCGTCTCATACTCCAGCCGGTAATACTCGGCCACACGCACCGCACGGGCGGCACCTTCGCTGCCTGACACCCAGTGTTGCGTGGTCGTGCCGATGGTAGACAGTTCTTCCTCGGTGTAACTCGCCATCTGGCTGTTGGGATACCGGCGCTTATAAGTCTCCCATGGCATGTCGTTGGTCAGGAACGCCCACTGCCCATCCGAGTAGTCCGGTTCCTGCGAGAACGGGTCCAGCACCACACTGCCCTGCTGGAGAATGCGTTTAATGAGAATGCGCTGGTCAAAGGCGTCGTCGCTGTCCGGGTCCGGCTCGGTAATGACGCGGTAATAGCCACGTCCGGCCTTGACGGCGCGTTCAAACGCCCAGCTTCGCGCCAGTCCCGCTCGGCTTTCGACCTCGATGCGCCGATACAGCCCCTGAATGACTTCAGCGGTGTCGTCACTGGCCTCGTCAGACAGCGGATGCACACTGACGCCCAGATGCGCGGCTTTTTCGGCGTTCAGCACCAACTGAATCGGGTGGTCCAGGCTCGGGATACTGAGCATCGGGCGCTGTGGAATGGCGACCCCGCCAATCAGTTGCGGCTTGCGCTGGTCTTTGACATCAGTCGGCCAGCACAGGTCCGGCACCTGAAAGCGCAGCGCATCGACCTCGCGGTGACGCTGGTCCACGTCCGCGTCAGAGCCAATCTTGAATCGGTCAAGTGCTTGCTTCAGGTCGTCGGTATATGCCATGACTTAATGCGCCATCCAACTGGAGCCGTGTGCCCATGCCCGTGACGGGCGATAGGACGGAGTCGGCGGGACGCGCATCTGCGACCGCCCCGAAATAATCAGATACCGCGTGGCGTCCATCAAGTGGTCGCCGCTTTTGACAATTTTGCCCTGCTCGTCTCGATGATACTTGCGGAACTCGCTGCGCCAATTCCGCAGATGCTCTTGCACCTTGAGCCGCCCCGACACCAGCAGGTTCCACGTCTCGGTAATGCCCGCTTCGACGGCGTTGACCGCAGGGTCCAGTTTCAGGCCGAGGCGTCCATAAATTTGGATCAGCGTCCGTCCGTCAATCTGGCTGCTGCCCGACGACGCCGGGTCAATCACGCCGGACATCCATTCGCCACGGGCTTTAATCGCTTCCGCGTGGCTGGCCGGTTCGCCCTGCCCTTGATAATGCTCGTCGTACAGGATGATTTGCCCAGAACCGGGGTCTTGTGCGCCCCAAATCACCGCCGTGCGGTTCCAGCCGACATCCATCGCATAGACCCGTCGCCAGGTTTCGGGAATCTCGGCGGTTGGGACCAGGATGTCTTTCTCGCTGATGGGATAAATTGCGCCAGAGCCGAGGCTGGGTTCGCCTTCGGTCCGTGCCGCAATCTGGTAGGGCGGCGTGGTCGCCATCAAGGCCCGACGTTCGTCCACATCCAGATGCGGCACATCCTTCCATCCCGCTTGGATGAACGTCTTGAACTCAGCCGACGCGTTCGTCTCGGGTTCCAAGAACCCCTTGACGACGGCGCTCATGCCTTGCAGCGGGGTGAACGTCACCATCACGATGCCCTTGGTGGTCACCGTGCGGTACAACATCTCCGTGTAGCAATCCGCCGGCGGTTCTTCGTCGCACCAGATGACATGCTTGGAGGTGCCTTCAAAACTCGGTCGTCCCTGCTCGTAAGTCTTCAGGCCCAGCAGACTCGACCCGCCGCTGCTGTGCTTGATGACCGCGCCTTCCAGCGCCCCGGGCAAACCGCGTGAGCTAATAGTCGAGAGAATCAAGTGCGCCGGAATCATGCCGGTGCCGGGCAGTTGCACGGACCCCAGCAGTTTGGCTTGCACAATGTCGCGGGTGGTCTGGCTGTTGGTGCCGACGGCCCAGCATTCCACGGGCGTGTCAAACCGACGACCCGTCCACCATGCCGGATACAGGCCCGTGAGGTGACACGTCAGTTCGTACGCGCCCGCCTCCGATTTCCCGACCCGGTTTGCCGCCATAAACAGCCGTTCCTTGAAGACCTTGCCTTGGGCAAAGAACTCCAAGTGGCGCGGATATAGGACACGGGCCGTTGGGCCGCTGTCGGCAAAGAACGTCGTAAACCGCGCACTCGACCGACGCGCCGCCTCGTCCATCAGTCGCTGATACAGCGCCTGTTCATCAAGCGTCAGCGGCATTAGTCTTGTCCAGCAGACGGTAGCAAGTTTTGCAACGTGTTTGTTGCCGGTTGGTATTGATTCACAATGTCCACAACATCCGGCTGTTGCTTCAACATTGAAACAATTTCAAGGATGCGCTTGCCGTACGGTTTGTCTACGCGCCCCACCATCTTTTGCGTTTGCCCGCCGTATCTGCCAACCATGCGTTCACGGCCATCTTTTCCTATTCGCAAAGGGTTAGGCACACGTCCCATGCCGTTATAACTTTGAAGAATCAATGCTGCGTCGTTTGGCGTGTGTTTAGATTGACGTGCCGTTTTGTCTTTTAACCGGCGCATTGACGCATCAATGTTGATTATGCGACGAACGTCTAATGGCGTGTTTGTCGATAGGCCCGATTCAGGGTCGTCATCTGTGACAAACGTGTTGTTGACAAACGCCCCTGCTGGAAAATATCCCATCGGGTTCGTTGTTTTGAACGCAGACTCTTGGGCCGCAACCGCCAACGCGACATACGGATCAACTCCGTGCATTCGCGCCGATGTGTTGATGTCGTTTAGCAACGCTGTATCAAACGTCCCAGTTAGCGCACCAGATGGGTCATCAATTGTCACGTGTTTTGTCTTGGTTGACGGAACCCGTGTCAGTTGTTGACTGTCTTCGATTGCGCCTTGCCTCTTGGCCACAAGCCCTTCGTAATCATAGGGCGCTGGCGTCACGGTACGCGCAGGAGACACACTGTCTCGCACAAACGACAACAAGTCACGCAACGTTGGCATTAGTCCTGGAGCTTCTTGAGCAGCGCCGCCATGTTGGCTTTCAGTTCGGCGTCCGTCAGGCTGGCGGTCGGCGTCGAGGTGACATCCAGATCCAGACTCTGCCGCGCTTGCCCAAACATCCGGTCCATGATGTCCTTCAAGATGGGCGCGGATGGGGCAATCGCGCTG